CTTCATAAGGAAAATCAAATTGTTGTTGGGCAGGACTATATAATTGTCCCAACATTGTTCTCCCTGCTGCTCTCTCTAATTGAGCAAGGGACATACGAGGAGCACCTGCTTTTCGAGCAGCGGCTCGTCTTCTGGGTTGTGATGGTCTAAGTTCAGGATGTTCCCTATACAATTCACGCTTAGGTCTATTCTTCCACCCTTCACCGTACTCCAGTTCCGCTTGGGTAACACCGCCAGTGATACCACTTGCGTTTCTTCTTCTTCTATTAAAGTCACGAGTGAATTTGGCGTTCCTTACTTTCCAATCAAATGATGGATCTTTTTTAGCCATGAGTGATTATCCTATTATCTTATTTTTAGAGAAGTTACGAAGGGTTTCTTTCATTTCAGAATCCTCATCGTTATAGTGTACATTAGAGTGGTCTAAGATACTAGCCTCCTCATATTTCCCTTTCCTTCTAAGAGAAGCCACTGATTCTTCTCGCCTTCCTAGGTTCTCTTCACGCTCTCTACGCTTCTCGTCATTACGCTCTTTCAACTGCTTCTCAATCATTTTCTCCTCAGGGTTTATTGCTCTACATCGAAATTTTACTTCCATAGTAGGTATCCAACCCCCACGGTCTGGAGCCTTATCCATCGTGTCTAATTCTAGACAGATTGGTTTATCAACTTCCCAAGGAGGGTAGATCCAGTGGGCAAGGACATACTTTTCTGTATACGCATGACGATATACAAATAAGTCTTTTCTTCCTGTCTCTCTCCTAATGTGGGCTAACCACATACTTTCCGGAAGAATCTTATGTTCTGGTCCTAATTGGAGTCCTGTGTTTAGTGCTTCCTCGTAAGGACTGTAAAGTATTTCTATATCCATAGAAACAGTATACCAAAAGAAAAGAGAGCCCACCATACTTGGCAAGCCCTCTTTCCCAACACAGGAGGATATGTTTACGGATTAATTAGCACTATAGATCTTGTCATAACTGACACCTGTTAGCTTCATGCCAGCAGGTTGATCTGGAACTAATTGCATTCTCATTTGACCGGGCATTTGAACGCCTTCTGTAACTCGTGTGATACCACCAGAACTACCATCTGTATTATAGATTGGCAATTTGTTAGTACCAGTACCGGTGAGAGCACCAGCAATGAATTCAAAAGGAGCACCATCTGCTTTTGCAAATTTGCTTGTTCCGGCTACGGCTGGAGGAATGTACTTCTTCCAGTTATTTCCACCTTTTCGGATTCCATATACCGATGCATCTTCAACATAAGTTGAGGTGTAACCCGTATAACTTCGTCCGTCCATGGTGAATTGGAAACCTTCACTTGAACCTTCGCTAGTCACACTTGAAAGGCGACCAGTTCGATCCAATACTTCACGACCAATTTTCGTTGATTCGTAGTTCAACCAAACGCCATCACTGGCAATCAAGCAGTCAATGTATTGACCGTACTTGTTTTTAGCTGCGTGGAACCTACGCAAATATTGTCGAAGTTTGTGTTCAGTAAGAACACCAACGCTCGATTTCGTGAACGATTTAAACTCTGGGTGTTGTGACACATCAATTTGATTGGCTTGATCACGGTCAGCACCCATAAGATAAAGGTTATTTTCACCCGAAGCACCTGATTTTAACCAACTGTTAACACCAGCAAAACCTGTTGCTGTAGCGGAGCCAACGGAACCTGCATAGAGGATCCAGTCATCATCTGCTACTGTTTCGTGTGTAGTTGCGTCAAATGTATCAGTGAGTGAAACCAATCTAACTGTTGAAGTTAATTCGTCAACATAGTCAACGTATACTTCTACACGATTTGCTTGAGCACCATCGGTGGAGTTTTTCCAACCATCAGTTGCATTAGCAATATCGGGAGCACTAGCTACATTATCCAAAATATCTAGACGTTGACCAACATAGAAGCGGTCAATCGCATAGTTAGTCGGGGTAAATGCACAGTAATAAACGGCTATACCGTCTACTGTTCCATCAGAAAGAACTGTATCTTTGATTTGACAAATTGCATATTCATCGTTTTGATTAACATACCAATAGTTACAGAGTGTGTGAGCTATATTACGACCAAAGCCTTCGAGTTTGGGAGCAATGATCTCACCAATAAAGGCGGGAGTTGCTTCTGCCTGAAGCTCACCAAGGGTAAACATGATGTTAGACATCATGGAACGCATACCAACACCGAGACGGTAGGGCATAGCGTTTGGACCCAAGGTAGGATCTGGCCAAACTTCGTTTAAGCTTTGTGTATATAGACGATTGCCCGGTTGGGCTGTTGCGTCACCATAAAGAGTGAGATCTCCTCTTGGAGCACCTTGTTCAAGCACACCTGCCATTGAACCCATAAATACTTTAAGTATTTTTAAGTCACGACCGAGTGCGTCAACAGGTCCGACCCCTTGACTTGTCGAGATAAGATCTCGCCAAATAGGATCTAAACCAGGAAGGAAAATCTCAATATTCTTATTGATGACTTCTTCGATACGCTCTTCATGTCTATTGAAGAGTGAATTATCTACTGCTGTCATCTTGAGATTCCTTTAATCTTAAGCTTTCGATTCTCCCCCAGTATCTTGAGCACCTCGTAGTAAATGGTCAAGAGTGTATTCACGGGCTTTGACATTAATGTCGCCCATGTTGTCACCTTTTTCATACTTAGGAGGTTCAACTGGAGGTTTATTAAATAAACTATCACTGTCTGTTGCTGTTTCCGGTGACCTTTGAATTTTATCAGGGTCTCCGATTACCGAACGAAATTTATCATACACTAATTGCGCTGCTTTACTAGCCTCCTCAGCAAACCAAGTAGGGCTGTAACTCTCGCCACCTGCTCTTCGCCTTCTAAGACCTTCTAAAGTAGCGTTTTCTACCTCGTTTTTAAGGACTCCTTGTCTATTTTCTCCCCCACTCCCTATAGACATGAGCTTCTGTATATATTCATTGTTTGTTAGTGTTGTATCAATAGCGGTAGAAAGTTCTTTCTTCATCATGTCTGCACCCAGACGATGTTGTCTTTCTTCTATTTCGTGCATTCGGTTGTTTTCTTGTTCTCTCATGGCTGTTTCCTGTTGGTATTGTTGGTAGTAATCTTCATTTTGGGGAATTTCTTCTTCTTGAGCCACGGGAGCTGGCTGTTCATAAACGGGTTGTTCTGCAGGTTGATCTGTCTCTACATCTTGACTCCAATTAACATACTCATTAATCTCTTCTGGAGTATATCCTTCTTGACTCATAAGGTATCTAACTGAGATCTCGCGATCTTCATCGCTATGCTGGCCAGAAGAAATCAAAGTTTTAGCATGTTCATTATACTCTTTTAATTTCGTAGCCTCATCTCTAGAGGTTAATAAATCTCTAACTGAAATTTCTTCTCCATCCACTTTAACTGTGGAATCTAAGTCTATAGCAGGTTCTGCTGCTGGTATATCTGTCTTAGGGGTTTCTTTCGTTGGTTCTTCTGGCATTACATTGCTCCTTGTTGTGGGAATTGCATTGGACCACCTTGGCCCATTTGTTGACTCATTGCTGCTTCCATTGGCGATGGTACACCCTCAGGCATCATAGCACCAGTAGCCTCTAATAGAAACGTCTTTAACTTGATAAACTCATTTTGTACTTCGGGGGTGGCTATTGCCATAATAGGACCTGACATAAAACCAATTAAGATACGAAGTTGGAATTCAGGTCTTGCAGTATGAGGTGTCATTACAATTTGACCTGGTTGTTCCCCATTTCCATAGAGAACAAGACAATTGCGTACAATCATATCGTAAGCAGACTTCTCTTCGTCTAACCAAATAGCAAAGTCCAATCCTTCTTTAAGTACTAAAATTTTAAAAGAATCTGGATCTGTCACCCCTACTTTAAGCATTTCCATTGCTTCTGTCTTACGGGCTATCATAGAACGAGGACTTGTCTCTTTAATAGTTATAGATACATTCTTTAGAGAAGGTAAAGGATTCGTACCCTGAAAGGATACTAAACTCTTTTCAGCATCTATAATTGCCCCTGCTAATTCTAAGTTTAAATCATGTAAGGGTATAGATATTTCATTATCCATTAAGGTTCTAATAGAACCTGCAAGAACAGAACGGTAGCAATCACTAAATGCTTGTTCTACACCTCTACTAGGATTAGTCATAGCCTTATTAATTTGTTCATCAAGGAATGATAGGCCTACCGCAGAATCTACACGACCCTTCTCACGAATGAGGTCTTGTACAGGGTTCATCTTATCTAAGAGATCCTTAGCAAATGCTGCGGTTTTACCTGGAATATCTCCTGAGTTATGAGGATTGATATTAAAAGGTCTAAAGGTTTCAACTACCGGATCAGGCTCGAACGGTAGAACTCTAAGTCCGTTCCCTACATCTCTTAACATAGCACGATCGTTGAATTGACCTTGAGGCATAACGAGAACGCCATACCTATCTGTATCCCTAACATTATTGAATAGGGACTTTAAAAGTTTTTCCATCTCTCTACTAAGACTAAAGAGCAGGTCAAATAGTCCTGCTCCATGAAAGGTTCCGTTCTCTATAAACCTAGAGAATCCAATTGGACAATATACTTCCATGTCTTCGAACTCTTGGTCATGAAGTATGGTTTCTCCACTAGACACGACATATCTTGTTACTGTGTCCCCCACTCCATAAGTCCATAGTTCTCTAATCTTTACCAATGCAGACTTTGTCTTTTGATTAGGGCTAACAGAACCCTGACTAGTGTCGCTCCAATACTTTAGATTCTTTCCTGCGGCACTTTCGGAGCCAGCCCCAATACTTGCTTCTTCTATCTCTCCAATGTTCTGTTCCCACCACTCCATCTTCTTAAGACTTCCTTTGAGTTTCTTATTGAACATCTCTTCTAGGAATGACAGGGGCACGGTTCGTTGTCTCATTAGCCCTCTAGCCTTAGTATAATCTGCGCCTAAAGATGGGAAAGGAAACAATTCTCGTGGATGGATAATTTCTAAGTCAGCAGTTAAGCCTATAGTAGCGGCATTAGTTATATGACCTGCGATTCCACAAGAACCTAGAGAGGTGAAGATATGTGCAAACTGAGTCTTGACCCTATCTAGTTGTTCATTAGGAATCACATGGTCCATAACAATCTGTGCGACAGACCGTTCTTTAACGCTGTTTAATGAAATTCCTTTACGAATAACTTTGGGTCGCATGTCGAGGGAGGACAACCGAGCCGAGACCCGATCAATCGCAGACAACATCTCTTGAGACTGGAACTCCATGTTCCCTTCTTCATCTAAGTAGTGGGGGGATAAAGCACCTGAACCGGGATCGAATACGTCAAAGCGTCTAGCACCACATAGGTAGTGCCATGCTAATAGCCACATAATTCTACGATACGAGAGTCGTGATTCCTCACGATCTGCATGTTCGTCAATTACTCTTGCGAGGTCTGCTTTGTTCTTTGGTAGTTTTACGCTGTCTAGTGCCACTTTTAGCCTCTAATTTTTTTGCTGCAATGCCCCTTGGCTCATATCCTTCAGGAGATGTTGCCTTCATTGTAACATCTTGTAGTTTTGATATGTCAGGAATAACTTCAGTAGATTTGTTTTCGGGTTCAAGTTGATAAATAGGATCCCCATCTCGAGGACCTGTTCCATAGTAACATCTCATTATTTTATCGAAAAAAGCCAATGGTACAACCACGCAATTTTTTTGTTCAAACTCGGGTTGGTTTGGTATCATCATTTATACTCCTATCTAGTATGTCTAATATATCAGAAGCAGCAACCTTACTCCAATCAATAGCGTGTGCTGTGTAGGTTCCTGTGTCCGTATCTACAAGTTCTCCGTCTTTTAGCTTCTCTAAGGGCGTTTTGTCGGGAAGGTCTACTTTTCTTATTGTGGACATTCTTCCTCTAATTACAAATTGTGACATAGAAACACAATCTAGCTCATCATCGTGTTGTAATCCACCGTCTCTAGCATCAGGATTAAATTGTTCTACTTGATCTTTCAAACGTCTAAAAGCAGAGTCGTTCTTCCACAAGGGGAACTTAATCTTCTCATGTTCGAATCTCAGAGACAAAGACGCTATCTTCGCTGATTTCTCTAGCATACCCGGATTAAGCTTCTTAATCCCTGGGATATGTTCTATCCCCATCATGTCCTTAGCCTTAGTTCTTACTAATGAGTCTAAAGTATTGTACACCCCTATACCATGTTTAATTGCTTCTATGTGAACAGTGGGTGCTTTCCAGTGATCTGCGAGTTTCATTATCTGTTTGATAAGTTCGTCTTCTCTACACTGAGCACTCCAGATATCTAATATAAACAATTCGTTTTCAGAGTTAATCGACATGACACAAGCAACCTTAAAGTCTGAGTCTGATGTTGCTGTGTATGAAGTATCTGCTGTTATGAATACTCTATTCAATAGGAGGAACTCACACATAAGTTTCTTCTTAAGTTCGTTTCCTGAGTACCAACACATGAGAGTATTACTTCTATGAGGATCTACTTCCATCATCGGGTCTACATCTTCAAGCCACCAACCGTGAGTTTCTTTTTGAAGCACAGGAAAGAACGTGCCTTCTCCTTCACCTGGTCTTGCCATGTACTCAGCAAGGAAGTTAGGTGTGCCAATAATCTCTCGAATCTCTTCAAGAGACACTCTATCCTTAAGTCTAGGGTCTGCATTTTTAATTTCCCTTGTTGCCGGCCACATGTCAGGCCAACAAGAAACAACACTCCCATCGTCTTCTTCATAGGCTACACGAACAATCATTCGTGACCACAGATTAAAACGAGGATCTTGCGCAACGACCTCACCTGTTTTGGTTTGTTGTGTTTGTAATGCATGCCAAGCATAGTGCCTTCTAGACACGAATGTTGCTAACCAATCAACACCACACCCCGCCCGCATGACCATAGGAAGAACCACCTTAAAGAGTAGGTCATCCATATACTGTCGAATCAGATTCATAGAAGTTGAAGCCTTTGGGTCATACTCAGGATCGTCCAAAACATATCTACGAGGACGACCACCCCGTTGTCTAGACTCAGCAGAGATAGCTCGAAGCCAACTACCATTTCTTAGTTGCATCATCTCTGTTCCGAATGGTGCTTCACCTCGTTTAGGAACCATACGATTATCTGGAAACTCGGGATTCCAATCATCATGTAACCTTTGGT